AAAAAGCTATTTACCAACTAATCAAGAAGAGGCAAGTTACTCAATCAAATTTCATTATGATCAAATAAGGCCTGAAGGATCCTCCATATCAATTGGCGGGGTAGCTCCTGGACCTCAAGTTCTTCAAACGGCCGTTGAGAAGGTTAAGTGTATTCTTGATTTGGCGGTGGATAATAATGAAGATAAGCTGAGACCTATTCAATGCTTTGATATGTTCATGTTTATCTCTCATGCAGCTCTCCTTTCTTCAAGAAGGGCGGCTACAATCGCCTTATTTAGTCCAAATGATGATGAGATGATGAATGCAAAAACTGGGGATTGGTGGAAAGATCAGCCCCAAAGAGCATATGCCAATATTTCAGCTCAAATTTTGATCGATGGGAATGAAGACAAGAAGATATTTGAACAAGTGATTGAGAACGCCAAACAATTTGGAGAACCTGGCTTTTTCTTTGCGCAATCCTTAGAGCATGCAACTAATCCTTGTGGAGAGATTGGATTATATCCAAGGATTCAAGAGGATGATGGAAGCTTTTCAAGTGGCTGGGCCGTATGCAATCTAAATGAAATTGTTGTTGCCAATCTTGAATCAAGAGAAGATTTTTTAATGGCTTGTCAATCAGCTTCTTTTTTAGGGACTCTACAAGCTAGTTATACAAATACTGGATATTTAGGAGAGGTCACTAAAAGGATTATAGAGAGAGATGCTTTGATCGGCGTTTCAATGACTGGAATCATGCATAATCCAACGTTGATTGAAAATAAAAACTTGCTTCAATTGGCTTCAATGATGATCAAAGACGAGAACAAAAGAACGGCTTCACAAATTGGGATTAATCAGGCCTTGAGATGCACAACCATTAAACCCAGTGGCAATTCGTCAACGGTGGCTGGGTGTTGTGCTGGAATCCATCCATATCATGCCAAGCACTACATAAGAAGAATGCGAATAAATAAAATCAATCCTATTTGGCAAGAGATTTTAAATAAGCTTCCTGAAGTTTGCGATGATAGCGAAGCACAAGTTGGAATCGTATCTTTTGCTTGCGAAGCTCCTGATGGTGCTATTTTAAGAAAAGATATTGATGCTATAAGCTTTTTAGACAAGGTGGCCTTCTTCCAAAAATATTGGGTTTTACCAGGGACTAAAGACATTGAAAATCAGCATGGCTTAACTCATAATGTATCCAATACTTGTAGCGTTAAAGCTGATGAATGGGAATCGGTGATAGATAAAATTTGGAGTCTTAGAAGTGAAGTAAAGGGAATCAGCCTACTATCAGATTACGGCGATATGGTCTATAAAAATGCACCCTATGAAACAAGCGATATAAATGATCCTAAATATCAATCTCTTTTAAATGCTGATTGGTCAAAGGTTGATTTGGAATTAGGGGGCTATGTTGAACCGGTCCAAGCTGATCCAGCTTGTTCAGGTGGTGTTTGTCTTCTATGATTGTCTTAGCACCGTCAATTTAAGCTTTAGACCGTCTTGCTCAGCTAAACATAAATAACGCTTAACCATGCCAGCATTTGATTTGATAGCAAAGGCCATATTTTGATCAATTGCTATTGATAGGCCTGGTGATAAATTAATTTCCTTTGTTTGCTTTACCTCCATATCCCAAATGAGATTCAAGTCATCTTGAACTACATTTTTTAAACAAGCCTTCTCAATATCTGAAAACTTGGAATTGTCTTTATGGTCAACATAAACAATACTCGGTTCATCTTGAACTGGAGTTTCTTCTATCACTTGTTCAAATGCTGGCATTGATTGAGATGGTGCTATCGTTGACATTGGTTGAGGGACTGGCGTTACAATTGGCATTGGCTGAGGAAGTGGAGCTTTCTTTGTCTTTGCAGCTGGCTTCTCTGATTGAATGGGTGTATCAAGTTCAGCTGATAGAATGGATAGTCTTTCATCCTCATTCATATCCATAGAATCAGCAAGCTCAATGGCATCATAGCCGCTAATCACATCTCCAAAAACATCACGAACAGCCATAGATTTGCATCTGGCCATAAGCATTTGTTTTGGCATATTTTGCCATTGCTGGTTTCTTGTCAATCCTTGCTTTTGGGCCATATCAATTGTGAAAGAAACGGTATACTTTTGATGATTGTCAGCTCTCTGAAACTCCAAGCTACATTCGGTATCAGTATTCTTTAAAACCTTCCATGATTCACATTTGGGGGAAGCGATCGCAATCCCAAACATAGCACTAGCCTGATATGCAATCTTGCCTTTTAGAACATACATCTTTTCCATAACTTGGGCTATATTCCAACCATGCATAACCCCATAAGACAAGAAGGCGGTGATCAGTTGTTGAGGAGTCCAACCAGTGTTTAAGGTGAGATATTGAGCTACTGGAATCAACTTTTCCATTGTGCTTGCGATCGCAATAGTATCTTCTAAGGCATCATGTAATTTTTGAGAGGTCATTTTTATAATCCTAATCGATGAGTTTAAAGAGTGATGAAACGAGTTGCAAAATTGATATTTGCTAAATCACTTGAAGCGGCTTGGAATAAAGAATAGTTGGTTTCAGTTGAGTCAATGACATTGCCAGCAAGTGAAACGGACTTGAATACATAAATATCATCATCATAAATGCATAAGTATTTAGTGATAACGCAAATATCAGAGAGCTGAACTTGAAGGACAATAGCATTTTGTTCTTGGCATAAATGCAAAGGCTTTACACTAAGTCTATCAACCATGACTTGAATGTAATGATATAGGCTTTGAGCATTTTTATTATCCTCTTTGAAGCTGGAGCTTTTGAGGTAGTACATAAGGCTTTTTAACTGGTTCATTTTTTTACCTTTTTTGGATTGAGCTTTTATAAGCTTTTGTGCTTATGGATTGATTGTAAAGTATTTTGTTGACAATGTCAACAAAAATATATGACAATGTCAACAAAAATATATGACAATGTCAATAAAATGATATGAAAAGTTAAATATCTCTTAGTCTTTGTCTTGATTTGTCAAAATGCACTTTAGCAACCCCAATTGATCCATGCCTATTTTTTACAATACCTAGCTCCATCACATCCTTATCGGAGGTCATAGGATTATAGACTTCATCACGATAGAGCATCATCACCAAATCAGCATCTTGCTCAATTGATCCTGATTCTCTTAAATCACCTAAAGACGGTCTTTTATCATTCCTCGATTCAACTCCTCTATTAATTTGAGCAAGTGCTATGACTGGACAATCCATCAGCTTGGATAGTTGCTTTAGTCCACGACTGATTGAAGCTATTTCTTGCTCTCTAATCTGATTTTTATTACTTGAATCTCCAGTCATGAGTTGAAGATAGTCCACTATGATCAATCCAACTTGTTCAGCTTTGACTCTTTGAATTTCTGATTTGAGTCTTAAATAAGAATTAGCATCATCAACCAAGCTTTGATCGATACCATCAATGGAATCAATATCGCCAACTCTTGATTTCAAGGCTTCTAAGGCAATCAGCATTGAATCGATATTAGTTGAGTTTTTCAATTGAGTACATCGATCTATCAAGGCATTGATTGAGAGCTTGCTATCATCAAAAATTCTTAAATTTAAATGGCTAATCTCATTAGCGGCATTATTCAAATTATCCATATCTCTTGGAGTAGCTCCAGCTAAACCATTATTTAAGATCGAATGGTCAATGTCTCCAACCGATGACATTAGACGCTTTACAAGCTGGGTTTTAGGCATTTCAAGAGAAACAAAAAGGGTTCTTCCTTCATGCTTTAACTTAGCAAAGTGAAGAGCTACCGCCGTTTTACCCATAGCTGGACGGCCAGCGATTATATATAGACATCCTCGTTGAAGCCTAAAAATAGAGTCTAAATTGTTTAGACCCGTTGAGGTACCAGCGTCAAAATTTTGAATTGCCTTAATTGTCTCCATAACAATATCAAGCATTGTTTCAGGCCTTTTTGGCTTTAGTGTTGCCAGCATGTCAAGATTTTTTCTTTCAATAGCATCAGCTTCTTCACTTGACATAATTTTCATGTGTTCACTTTTCAAAGCTGAAATTCTTGATAGACCAACACGAATTAAATGACTCATATATTCTTCACAAATGATTTTAGCATAAGAAGCGCTTGGGAATAGTTTCATTGTTGAAGTTGTCATAATGAAATCTAAAATAAGATCAGGGCTATCCATATCAGGAAGCTCTCTCAAATTATGAAGATACCTAGCTTTATACTCATCATGAATAGCTAGCCAATAAATCGGAAAGTCTTGATTAGCTTGCCTTCTTTTCTCTTTGAGTCTAAGAGACATTCTAAAGATCATGCGATATGATTCTGAAACCATACAACTTTCATTTGGGATAGTTTCAAAGATAGCATCTTGAATATCCTTTGATCCATGAATGAGATTAATGATAATATCGGCCGCTCTAAATAAAGCCGTCTTATTTTTCTCTTGAAAGACATTTTCGGACAAATAATTAAGATCAAAAGGTTTAGAAGGTTCAGTCATCACATTACTCTAAGCCATACAAGACATACATACATAGCAAGGCATAAGCCAATAAGCAAAAACATATTTAGAAGAAAGTATGCGATAGCTGGAAGCATTGAAATCTTCTCTTGCTTTGGAAGCTGGATAATTGGAAAGTATCCAGTTTGTGGACCGTTGTCTTTAATTTCATCATCAAGAATTGGTGCATCATGCTCTTGAAAGTCATTCATGTTATTTAACCTTTGTGGCGAATTGTAAGCATAGAGGATAAGCATATAAGAAGAACTGGTGATTGACTCCAGTGGCGTCTTCCATCTTCAATGCAAATTTGATTGTTGGGACTGGAGCTTGAAGAGCGGAAGATAAATATTGTCTTGTCATACCTAATTCTTCAGCGATTTGAGTAATTGGCTTTTGTGTAAGTTCTGAAAGCTTAACGGCTTTAGGATTGATTTTTTTTCGGCTCATTTTTTTATCCTTGTTTAGTGAACGCAATATACTTTTAAAGCATTCTATTGACAATGTCAACAAAAATATATGACAATGTCAACAAAAATATATGACAATGTCAATAAAAAAGACTATATTGAAACTATAAACCACAAATAGAAGGTAAAGATGAAAGTGAATTTTATCACAATGTCAATAAACGCAGCTAAGCACCCAGCCATTAATTCAATAGCTAATGGTCTAAGAATGATCATCAGGCTTTTAGAAATCTATGGACCTGAAAGAGAATCATCAGTTTTGATTGGTAAAGAGGCAACTAATCAATGGATTGGCAACAATGGTGGATTGAGCAAATACCAGGTTCAGCATTGTCTTGATCAGCTCTCTCAAGTACAAATAGAGGATCAGGCTTTAATCAAGATCGATATTAAGTTTATGCCAGGAAAAGGCAATGTGAGAAGCATTGATCTATTTGGACTTCAAAAGCTGGATTGCGATTTTACAACCTTCTTTAATCGATATTGCACTGAACCAAAAACCAAGACTAAAAAGGCTAAAAAAGAAGATGATTCCTTGGTCAAGTCTACCTTGGTCAAGTCCACCTTGGTCAAGCCCGCCTTGGTCAAGTCGACTAAGCCTATAAGTATGAATAATAATCCTAAAGGATTATTATTTAGATCCAATGAAAATCTTGAGGATTTTCAAGGGATCAATAAGCCTAAAGATGATATTGAGCAAGCTAAACCCATTGAGCAACCTGAACCAATAATTGAAGCTTCTAAAGCTAAGATATTTGGAAATAGGCTATTCAATAGCCAAAAGTTTAAATTTGATATATTTCATATCCAGGAGAGGTTTGGGGGAAGCTGGAAGCATGATAGCACTAAACCAAAATCAATGGCTTCAACAAGTCTTATTCCCTTCAAGGTAATAAAGGAAGCCAATGACTCTTTAGAGGTTGATGATTCAAGATTTGTTGAACTAAGTATGATGATTGACCAAATCCACGTACTCAACAACGGAAGCTATTTCTTTGAATTCAATGAGAGAACTTTATTCTATAGAGTAGTTAGAGCTATGGTATTTGAACATACTAAAGATTTCAATCATATATGGATTGATGAAAATAGCTTAAATCGTATAAATTGGATTGGTAAAAGACCAGCTGATATTTTATTCATTGATGCAACTGGCATTCATGATTTAAGCTTTATTGAAGCTCTAAGCCTTCCAATTATCATCTTGAAGGCTGATAAGCTGAATGCTATTTAATTCAAGAAATGCAAGGCCTGAATGAGTCCACCTATCACCGCTTGTAAAATATACTTTTTTGATACCTGATTGCACAATTAGCTTTGCACATACTAAGCAAGGTGGAGCGGTAACAATCATTGAAGATCCTTCTAATGGTATGCCTTCACAAGCCGCGTTAGAAATAGCATTGACTTCAGCATGAATGCAACCTACTTCAATTCTTTCACCGCTGGGGATGCCTTGTTCATCTCTTTGGCAACAATCACCACCACAAAGCTTTAATTGACTTTTTCGTGCTTGACCATTAAACCCAGTGCTTAAAATGGTCTTCCTATCCTCTCTAAAAATTAAGCTTCCAACCTTTGCACGAGTACAAGGGCTTTGAGAGCTGATCAGGCTTGCAATATCCAACATGGTCTTATTCATATATCCTCAACAATCTTGACAATACTCTTTAAGAGAATGTCTACAATCTAATTCTTTTGATAGTCTGATAATCATTTTTGATCTTTTTCCACATTTACCAGCATTACCAACGGCATATTTAGCAAGTGCTTCACAAGTACTTTTAGTTCTATCAATCCAATATCTCAATGCAAGAAGTCCAGCTTCAATATCAGTACACTTTGAGCAATCAATAAATTTTCTCTTAACTTGTAATGCACCAATAGCACCAGCCTTAGAAACTACCTTCTTATCAAATCTTGATTCATGGTAGCTCAAGGCCAATGCAAGAAATGGATCAATTTTATAGTCAATTGCTGATTTGGCTACTTCAAGGCAAGTATCAACCCTTGATTGATTTGGCAATGGTTCGGCTATTGAAGCTAGGTATAAGCAAACTCCTAAAAAATCATTCATCATCATCTTCCTCTTCCTCTTCATCTTCATCTTCAGTTTCATCTAAAAATTCTAAATCATCATAAGCATTGAAATATGATGATTTTACACAAGCTTGACAAAATCGATATTCAAAGCCTTGTAAATAATCTAATCCTTGAAGGGCTTCTCCACATTTAACGCATCTTGACATCTAATCAGCTCCATACTTTGAGGAAAATAAGAACTGGTCAATCTTAGCACCGCTTCAGCATAATCTCTAATCTCTTTTTGAGCATGATGATCTAATCTCAATTCAAGAAAGTTCATGATAGCTTGTAATGAAGCGGTCCAAATTGCTTTTGAATAGCTTCCAACTGGTAGCAAGCTTCTTGCTTGTTCTCTACATACTCCTAAATCAAGAAGCTTCAAATAGTTTCTATATGCCAGCTTATAAGATTCATGCAGCAAATCCATTGCCTCATCTTGATCTTCTATAAGACCAATTGAACCTTGCTTGTTTTTATCATCTTGCTTTCTAAACTCAATAGGATAGAAAAATTCCTCATCAGGGACTTGCACATATCGAGCTGATACTTCATTCCAAGAGCATCCTACCTGGTGCTTCATCCATTGACGAAGAACGAAAATTGGAGCTTTTATTTCAAAGCGAATAAAACAATGTCTAAATGGGCTTGTATGCTTATGATCCCATAGATACTTCAATAGCTTCTGATCTCTATCAGTCCAGCTTGGAGAAGCCTTATCATACGATACACGAGCGGTATTCACAACCATCAAGTCATCACCCATTACACAACCAGGGCTTATTCTAATATAGCCATCATATACTGATATTTCACTTGTCATTCTTGTTCTCCTTTAATAAAATGTTTTAGAATGTTTTAATGAACAAAACAAAGGGGGTTTATGTGTTTAAACAATTGTTAATCTCAATAAATGATTGGGACTTAATTTTATTTCTATCTATCTACTTTGCAAAAAAGGAAGTATCAAATGATTAATTGCTTTGTGCTGGCTGGAAGAGCTGGAAAAGACTTTGAACTTAAAACCATTGGCAATATGAGAAAAGCCGTTGGTTCAATTGCCTATCAATCTAAAAAGAGTGATGCGACTACTTGGTTCAATGTAGAAATTATAAGCTTTACAAGCAATGATTCAACCGCGGTTAATGCTTCTAATCTTATCAAGAAGGGCGGGTTAGTGCTGGTTGAGGGAAAAATGGTTGGCTATACTAATTCAGAAGGTAAAACATTTTGGAAGGTTGAGGCCACTAAATTTAATCTCTTAGATGCCAAAGAGGTAAACGATGAAAAAGCATAGAAGAAGATCATATACAACCTATCTAAATGAGACATTGATTCAAAAAATAGATGAGGTTGCTTCCGTTCTTAAATGCCAGCCATCAAAAGTAATTGAAACAAGCATTGTTGCTATTCTTGATAATCCACCTTCAGAAGCTATTGAGTATTTAAAAGGAATTGATCTTGATGATGGTATTGAGAAGATTTCAGCTAAAATTTATGAGATTGAAAAATGAGTTTAGAGGATCTAAAAAAGCTTAAAGCTAAAGAGCAACAAGCCAAAGCACAAGCACCAGATCAACAAGTCAATGAGATTCAACGCTCTCCAATGTCTAAAACCGAGCTTCAAAAAGAGCAATTGCTATCGCTTGTAGCTCAAGGACATAAACCTATCCAAGCCGCCTTAAGAGTTGGTATATATCCATCAACCTTTTATTCTTGGAAAAGCAAGGATCAAAAATTTGCCTTTGAGATTGAACAAGCAATGTTAGCTTATAGAGCGCATCTACTAAAATTAGTTCAGTCTTCAGCTGAAGCTGGAGATTGGAAAGCGGCTAAGTTTTTATTGGAACGTCAATTTAAAGATGAGTTTGGAGAAAAACAAATTGTTGAGATCAATGAGTCTCAAGATAAAAAGTCGATTGTGATCGATATGATCAATCAGCTTAGAGGGATTGAAGTTGAGAATAAACCAGCTCCAGTTCAGATTGAAGAAGATGATGACTAAGCTAAAATTAAATGAGCTACAAGCTACTCTCATTAAAAGGCTACTTGTATCAGACGATCATTTTATATCGGTTAGAGCTGGCTGGGGTAGTGGTAAAACTTCAGCTTTAGTTTTCGCATTGGCGGTATGGAGTGAAGCGCATCCCAATAAATCCAGCCTTCTCATCACTGATACCGCTGGAAGATATAGGCAAGTTTTAGCACCTGAAATTCAAAAATGGATGATTCCTGAAGGCTGGGTTTATAATGGTCTTAATGGGTGCTGGACTACTCCAAATAATCATGTCATCTATACACGATCTTATTTTAGACCAGGTACGCAAGACGCGTCTCAAAACTCCTTAGAGGGCTTAAATATTACTTCAGGCCTAGCGGTGATTGATGAGTGTCAAATGTTAACTGAAGAGGTAGCTTTTAAAGCTTTAGGCCGTCTAAGAAGTGGACCAACGCCAAAGCTGGTTATGGTTGGGCTTCCAGTTTGGGGGGCTTGGTGGGTGGATATGGCAACAAAAGCCAATTGTGAACCAATTCTTTTTTCAAGTCATGTTAATAAAGCTAATTTGTCAAGTGATTGGTTCGAAGCAATCAAGAACCTACCTGAAGAAGAACGGCTGGCAATGGTGGAGAACCAACCAAGACCAAAGAGTGGTATGATTTACAATGAGTGGACTATGAATCATATTATCGATGGCTGGGAATATAATCCCAATTGGAGCGGTCGGATTGCTATTGACTTTGGCTTTAGAAAACCCAGTGTTCTAATTTTAGTTCATGATCCCAATTTAAGAGCTGATATTATTTGTGCTGAAATCAATCCTCAAGAAATAACTTTAAATGAACTAGCTAAGTTAATTTTGAGCAAAGCAGCCCCCCGCGCGTTGAAGGATAGATTTCCAAATACGATACTTTTAGATGGTGCTTGCGGTGATAAAGCTGGAGCTCAACGCTCAGATAGAACCGCTCAATCATCTTTTAGAGAGCTGAAGCTTGATCCTAATGAAGGGGGAATTGGAATGCCTTTTAAATGGGTGACTGATCCAATTAGAACCGACATTATGAACGGAGTTTTAAGGGTTAAAAGACTGATTAGCCAAAGAAAAATATTATGTACAAGGGAAGTTTGGGAAGCTGGAGAGCGTGCAAGTGGCAATTCTTTTAGAAAAGCCATCTTGTCTTATGCCTGGGATAATAAGGAAGCCCCTAAAAAGGATGGAAGGGAAGACCCTTTAGACGCTCTAAGATATGATGTCATCAATTGGCTTTGGAGAGATTCCGATTTGCCTTCAATCATCAAGTCGGTTGAGCCAGTCATATCATCTCAAATCAAATACAACAGTTTATTTTCTAAGACAAAAGGATTTTAAAATGTATAACTTAGATTTAGACCCCCGCTTATGTGCTTTAGAAGATAGATTAAATGATCCAGCATATCAGCCCCCAGTTAATGATGATAAGGCTTTATCAGCTGATGAAATACTATCTTTTATGACGACATTTAAAACATGGAAGACAATCGCTAAGGAGATGAATATTTCATATAATAAATTAACCTATTGGGCATATAAGTATAAGATACAAAGGCCTAAAAAACCAGATGCTAAACCTAATGCAATTAAGATGATTAGAATCAGTGATGAGCAATTTATGAATGCTTATTCTAAAGATAAGTCGATTAGGGAAATAGCAAGAGAATTAAAAATATCAGATCGACGAATCAAGAATATTATGCATAGACTAGGCTTAGAAGACCATCCTAAGAGGAGAGGTAAAAAAGATTTGTCTATTTCAAATGATGAATTTATGAGAGTTTATTCGCCCCATAAAACATGGCGTCAAATAGCAAGAGATTTGCAGGTACCCTTGAATCGAGTATATAAAGCCGCTAAACAATTCAATATAGATAAACCATCACTTAAAAGGAGCTCTAAAAAATGACAATAGAAACTTTACTTTTATTTAAAGATATTATCCAGGCCTTGTTCAAAGAGGATGAAGCGATCAGAATAAAACTCCTTGCAGTGATTGATGAAATTGAAATTGATTTAAAAACTGAGGACTAGATTTATTGAAAGATTAGTTTAATTTAATGTGTTGATTTATTGAACTACAACACAAGGACTTTTAAATGTCTAAACTAATTGGATACGCACGAGTATCAACCGCCGATCAAAATCTATCAGCTCAACTCGACTTTTTAACCAAGCATGGTTGTGATATAATTTTTCAAGAAAAAATCAGCTCAAGATCAAAAGATAGAGACGAGCTTAAAAAAGCTTTAAAGACTTTGAAAGCTGGAGATACTCTACTTGTTTTAAAGCTGGATCGGCTAGGACGATCAGTAAAAGGACTGATTGAAATTGTTGAGTCGATTAAAGCTAAAAAAGCACATTTAAAAACAAGTGATGGCATTGATACAAGCAATAGCTTTGGTACGTTTATCTTTCATATATTCTCGGCACTAGCGGAGATGGAGCTTGGATTGATCAGAGAAAGAACGCTTCTTGGACTCCAAGCAGCAAGAGAAAGGGGAAAAACTTTAGGAAGACCGAAGGGGATAAGCAATCCAGCAAAAAAGAAAGCTTTATTGGTTAAAAAGTTATATGAAGATGGTCATGCAACTGATGAAATTTGCGAACAACTTAGCATATCAAAGGCTACAATTTATAAATATTTAAGATCAGTTGGATCAAGTCCAAGCCGAAAAAAAACCGCTAATGCTTAGCCTTCTCCAGCTTCTCAATTCTCTCTTCAAGATCATCTCCAGTTAATCCAATTTTAATTTGATCTTTTTCAAAATCGTTTACTTGACTTTGTAATATGTCAATCTTTCTTAGAAGCTCTTTTCTATCCATATCGCACGCAATTGAATGATCAACCTCTTTTTTATCTTTTTCTTTTTTCTCTTTGTAGAGGAAGAGAGCAATAAGAATAGCTATGCTCAAAGGTAAGTTATTACCAGTCATTTTAAGCAAATCTTGGAGTTGGCTTAGATCGTTAATTGGTTCAACTGGTGATTCGCTATGGGTTGAGATTGGGGATTGAGCTTGCATTGATGGGAAGCTCAAGGCCATATCAGGAGGTAAAATAAACATATCTTCTTTTCTCTCTATTTGTGGTTTCAGCGCTTCCATTTTAACAACTTTTTTGATTGGTTTATCAAGCTTTTCATCGATCATTTTGAATACCAGCTTGGAGCCTGGCATAAATTCACAATCCATAGCTTCATAAACTTGACCCCTATAGAATATCTTGCCTTCTTGAGTTAAAAAAAATTCACCTTCTATTTTACACATGAAAGAATCCTTTCTATTAATGTGTTGATATATTGTTGGTTCGCTGGTTTTTTGGGTTGGATCGAGTTGAAGACAATGACAATGGTAACGCATAGCACATTAGAACCAACAATTATCTTTTTTAAAATTCAAATTGATTTATGTTTCAATTTGTATTACTTTGAAAGAGTAGTTCGATGAGGGCAAGATATGAAAATAGATTGTTCTCTTTTAAAATGAAATACGGCTGGTTGAGTTTAACCTTTGTCTTATCCAGCCAATTTCTTCTTAAAGCGGTCTTTTTTAGATTTGTTGCTATATTTAATG